TCACAATCATCTTCTAGTAAAATAGGCTTCTCAAACGCAAGGCAGTTTATAAAAGATGTATCAGTGAGTCCGCAATAATAACAACTCTCCGGCATCTTCATGCCCTTTACGATTACACTCATCATTCACCCTCCCGATACGGTTCTGGTAACGGCATCCATGCTATAACATCATCGTCATAAGCATTTGTGTCACCCTCATTAATAAACCACTCACCATCACCTATCCTACATGCCATAGTAATCTCGTACCATTGAGTGGTTGCGATCACATACACACGCAGTTCCGGCAACCGCTCTTTGCACGGTATCCATTGTGGTTCAGCATCTGCCTGCCCTCTTTCATATCCGTAGAGATATGCATCGTATAAAGTCATGTCCGTTAATAACATCTAAATCATCTCCTTCATTAAACATCATTTTCACCCTCCATCCTTGCTCCGCACGAAAAACAGAAATGCAATTCTGATATATTGTCATCACAGTTTGTGGCAGAGTGGCAGAACGGACACTCCACGTATCCCTCTTTCACGTAATCTATCCACCGCCCCTTCTTGCGCTGTGGCACTTCCTTTGCGGTTGAGAAATTCGGCATACCCTTGCTGTTCAGCTCGACCTCATACAGTTTTTTCATCATCCGTCATACTCCTTCCATGTCTGATACAACGCCCATGCAAGCGGATTGTTTATGTGTGATGGTGCGCTCTTGCGGTATTCCTCGACCTTCTGCGCCCACTCTGGTAGCTCTGGCTCGATGGTTGGAGCCTCATGTATTCGATCAAACACGTTGCCGTCTAGTGACATCTGAATAATTGCTTTTAATAAAGCATCCGCATCTATACAGCGTGACATTTATATCTCCTTTCCTCAAACAATCTATCTCCTCTATCTCCTCTCCAATATCTGTTGCCCAATGTACTTCTATTGATTCCAGTAATATTCGCCCACTCGCTTAATGAATGTGTTTCACCGTTCCATGTGACAATAATTGTGTTTCTTCTGTTATTGTCCTGTTCACACATTGTTGCCCATCTGCAATTATCTGGTGAGTAATCTTTGTTGCTATCAATTCGATCAAGAGTTGCCCCGTCAAAATAGGGATTTTCCGATACCCATTTTTCAAAGTTTTCAATATTCAGCCATTCTTCACAAACTTTGATACCACGACCACCATAGTATTTATAGCTTGGGTCTTTCGTCCGATAGCATCTGCTTTTCATACATCGATAACTGTTATACCAAGGCTCTTTATAGAATGATCGTCCTTTAACGTGCCTCATCGGTTCTCCTTTCCTTATCGCACAAACCACGTTCACACCTTCGCAAGTCCGTGATGACTGACGGTATCGGTTTGGTTCTCAAACTGTTGTCTGTCAACATCGGATATCTGTACCACTCGCACTCTTCACACGGTCTGCTCATCGGTTCTCCTTTCTGCATCTGCACAATACCAATCGTCTTTTGGTGCTACTGCCCATTTGGGTGATGTTCTGCAGAAACCGTGAAATATGCAATCCTTGCACCGCACAATCTCTGACTGTGCGGATGGCAACCGTCTAATGACTGAGATATCTTCCGTTCGGATGCGGTTCACATCACCCATTAAATCCTTTTCGCCTGCGGTCGGTATGCTGACCATCTTTCTTGTGAGTGCGTCAATCGCCGCCTGTCTGCTGATTAAGTCATCCATCATATTCCTCCGTTCTCGAAATACTCCATCGGAATGTCTTCGGCTTCCTCAAGGGCTTGCTGTACGGATGGAATTTCCGATATTGCCCATTCGACAAGATCATATGCCATATCCGCAGTCTGATCGATTGTCTGACTGTCTTGCAATTCATGTATAATTTCAATCGCACTTGCTCTTTCTATCAGGTCATCTTGCTTGCTAGGTTGCAAGTTCAATAGTGGCGATACTGGATGCTCTTCTTTCCACGCTTCTTTTTTCAGTGCGTTGATCGCCATGTGGATCGCTTCTTCTACCTCGTCTGAATAATAATTTTCATCCAGCATAAAAATGATCGCTTTCAGAATCTCGACCGCTCTATCGTTCGTCATCAAACCACCTCTCCTCTCTCTCGTCCGCTTCTTTCGCCGCTATCATTGCGCACATGGTGAAGATTCCGACCATGCCCCCAATAAATCCTCCTGCGATAAACGTAAGCACATAGCTCATATCTTCTCCTTGACGGCTTTGTACCGCTTTATATACCTGTTTATGTAATCACTGTACGCCTGTTTGGACTGCTCCCGCGGAAGCTCTATTCCCAACACATTATGGATATCTGTGGCATACTTGATCTGCATTGTTGACGCCTTGCCTGTCAGATTACACACTCTTTTCGGATGCGGATACATGGTCCCTCCTTATCTGTAGCAGATATACGTTGTCCCATAGATTGTTTCGAACGTCTCCCAGGTGCCAGATCCCTGTTCGAATTCGGCCTGATATATGCAGTCCTCTGGTATCTGGCTCCCGTTCTCAAGAAGATACTTTGCTGTCTCTATACTGTCCTCTGACGGCTCCAGATAATACCGACCGTCCCATGTTGGCGAATACTGTCCAGGATCAAACACAACCTCTTCTATCGTGTCGGGAAAATCGTCTGCCGCCACACGGTTAAGGACAACACTTCCGACCGCGATCCTATGCTCATGGGAGCAGTTATCATCTCCCGCTTCCGCATTGATAATGTGGCTCAGAACATACAGATCATTTTCTGTGTATTTCGGCGTCCCCGCGCCTGCTAATGTAACTGCCAATAAAACTGGTATAATCATCTCGACTCCTCTATGTATACTTCTATGCGCGGCCACTTCTGGTCGATATGATAGAAGTCAGACATTCCATCAATATTTTTCCAACCGTCATTCTCTAGGATTCCCGCCTGCACCAGTGCATCCTGGAATATCTTGTGGAAATAGCCGCTAATGTTATCTTTGTCCCGCCGTGAGTTAGGCTCATAGAAATGGTATTCGATAAACACTTTTTTCTTGAACCTAACTCCGTGCGGCAGGTGTTCAACGATCTTTTTCTGATCGCGTTTCTTCATGTTGTTCGCGACTATTCCATGGCGTTCCCTGTTTGCCTCAATATACTGGTTAAGGCTTGAAAACTTACCTGGTATAATCACTCTCATTTAAACGGCAACTCCATATCATCTGGCACATTGACAAAATCTTCGTCTGCCTGCGGTTCTGTCTTCGGCTTGCTCTCCGCGTTTTTGCTCTCTGCAAACTCCTGATCTTCAACCACAACGTCCGTGGTATAAACCGTCTGGCCGTCTTTGTTCGTATACTTGCCTGTCTGGATATGTCCTGTAATGACAATCTTTGTTCCCTTGTGTAACCAGTTTTCTGCAAAGTCAGCGGACTTCCCAAATGCTACACAGCTTATAAAATCTGCCGTCTGTGCGTTCGGATCATTGTTATCACGTCTTACTCTTCTGTCCACGGCCAGAGTGTACTTTGCGACATTCGTATCGCCACCCTTCCTTGCTTCAGGCTCTTTTGTCAGGCGCCCCATCAGTACCACTTTGTTCATAAATAGCTCCTCCCAAATTCTTTGATAAAATCTTCTCTTGAACCCTTATGCATCTCAAAATGTTTCTGAGCCATCTGCTTCCAGTAAAGGCTCATGCCGCGGTTATAATGGATTCCCGAACCGCCTAAATGATGTTCATAGCACAACGGAATGATGTACCCCCAGTGATCTGCTTTTTTTCGATTCGCTGTCCCGTACAAAACATGATGATGATGCACGTTAGGATTACCGCAGACCACACAGACCTCACCCGCGTCCCAGAACGGCATTTCTATCAGTTGTTTTTTGTCCACGACTTTTTCATCCTCTCAATCTCGATATCGGTTAGCGTCTCGATGCCCAACTCCTTTGCCTGCTCGACTGTCGCATCTATAAGCCTGCTCATTTCTGCCGTATTATATGTATGCGATCCCCGCATGAACGCCATCTGTACATGCTCTCTATCGGGCCGTGCAACGGGTTTCCAGTGAACGCCCTCCATGTCTAACATCTGATCTTCAAATGTCGTATCAATCAGCACTGTAGGTATCCAACCGTCAATAAACTCATACTGCCCGTATTCGCGGATCAGACGGTTTTTCTCATGGTCAAGGCTCGTTCCTAACTTTGCCGCTATCTTACCTGTCAGAACATGGAAATAAGCGTTTGCGTTAAGACTCCGCTTCTGTCTAAACGGCTTCGCTGTGATGCTGAGCGGCCTGGAGCTTGTCTGCAAGTCCTCCAGGTCACTCGGAATGGAGTTGACTTCGAAACTGATTACTAACTTTCCGCTAGTCCAATCTTTTGAAATGTTTCTTATTCTCCCCAATACATCCATCACTTCTCACCCTTCTTTTCAAGGCCCTTCAGTATTGCGAGATGCTGAGCCTCCGTAAGTTCAGATGCACTCTTTACTTTGAAGTGGTCAAGAAATGCCTGTACGTCCTGACCCGCATTCTCAAGCATCTTTACAAGCGCCGCCGCCTTAACATCTCCGATTGCCTGATTGGATATGTCCCTGGTCTTCTCCGTCTCTGCGGCAGGCTCTCCGAATGTGATTACCGCTCCCGTGCTTTCGTTCAGCACATCGACCTTTGCTATCGTTTTGCCATCGTATTCAATACCAATGACCCTGAAACGGTCCTTGCACGTACAGCGGCCAGAGTCATCTTTTTTGAATGTTTTCAGATCACCAGGCTTTATGAACATTGCAGGCGCCGTATATAGCTCGCGTCCGATGCCCCAGTTGAAACAGGCCCGCTTGAAGCTGTCGGATGCCAGGCCCTTCTCTCTCTCTGTATTGGACTCCGTGCCTGTGTCTTCTTTACTGATCCACTGCTGTTTCTCCGCGTCCCAGATAGATACAATGCAGTTTGCATTATCGCGGCAATGACTTCTCTCCCAATTCATGGAGCCTACTGTCTCATCCAATATATTCATGTCGCACCTTGCATCTTTGTATAACAGCAAACTAATTCCCCAGCTCTGCACCATCGCCACACGACAATCTATCTCGTCCGCTCTTAAAAGTCTGAAATTCATCATCATCCTCCTATTGTGTCTGCATAACCTGATAAGCCAGATCATCCCAATCTGTACCCGACTCTTGGAAGTTGTTAAACTTGCTTCCCTGCTTCTGCTTATCTCTGGACGCCCAACCGCGTATGGCCGCCCTCCAGTCCTTCATCTTGTTCTTGCCTACCATCCAACCCTTAGACGAATAAAAGTCGATAAAACGATGCGCATCTATTGCATACCCCTGCTCTTGGATATATCCCTGCACTTCATCAAGTGTGGGCGGCGTGAAACGCCTACATATATCTTTTATCTTTTTATCTTTTATATTTTCTTCTTTTATCTTTATACTTTTATCTTTATAGGGTCGGTTTGCTTCGGTTTGCTTCACCGTTGCTTCACTTTGCTTAGAGTTTGCTTCCATTTGCTTCGATTTGCTTCCACCTATCGCACCAGCAGCCGCTCTCTTGGCTCTCTTGTCTATGATTGGCTTTGCCATTCCTACAGCCATCGCCGCGACCGGATCGCTTGGGTCTGTGCCATCCATCTCGTAATCCCAGATGGCCGTAACCGCCGCGTAAAACTGCTCGGGCGGAAGGTTTCTCAAGGCATCGCACTGCGTTCTAAGCAGCGTTGTTGAATCTCTCATTTTTCACCTCTTATTGAGTACCTGGTCCAATGAACAGTAGTGCCATCCGGCCTCGTTTTGCACTCAATCCTCTTAATGATTGGCACATCCTTCTTGATCTCATGAATCCTTGCAGCCAGACGGAGAATGCCAAGATCATAAACAGCGTCCTTAGCTGTGATACTGCCATGCTCCCGCATATATTCGATGATCCGCTCATTATTCGTCTTGTACTTCATCTTCACCCTCCCCGACTATCAGGAACGGCAGTGCCACAGATGGAAGATATAAAAAGATGCCGTAAGTCACCACGATCTCTAAAACATCCATCCTCGTAAAACGCCACATCACAAACATGTACACTGCAAACGACACCAGCGCGGTAAGATAACCCGCATAACGTGCTAAAAACTGTACCCTCTTATTCATTGCTCCCCCTTATCTGATCCACTTGATATGTTTTTGCAAGCAATCTTCACAGTACACATCGCCATTTATTTCCCAGTAGAAATCCTCAACAATCGGCTCCCCGCATTCATCACACACAGGAAGACTTTTCAACCACGCTTCGCCTTCCGCGTCATGGGCTGCCGCATCTCTCACAGGGTCATCTGTCCACATCATTGATAATCCTCCTTATATGCGCCTCAGCCTTCTTCAGTTCAGGATCATAGATAGTGCGGATGCCATCATCTAACCGATCCGCAAGAACCGCATCTGTATAGCTGTACATATCCACCCCATGCTCGAGTAAATTCTTCTTATCGTGATAAAAAACATTTACCTCCACATGCAGCGCACGGACATCCAGCCCCGCTGTTACATTGCTTGATCTGCGCTTGTCATTTACAGACGTAACCAGATCAAGCAATTCGATTATTCTTTCTCTTGTCATTTGTTCCCTTTCTGCTATACTAGCAATGTGACAGGGTTGTCCCCTGTTTGCCGCGTTCCAGTTCTCCAGGCTGCTAGCGCGGCTTTTTTATATTTCTGTCCATATAATTGACCCACGGATATATCTTTCCATCAGTGATCGTTTTTGTAGGCTTGCAAAAAGGACATTCTCCATCATGCTCGTATGTAACGCTAAGCGCTAAACATGATTTTTTGGGCCCTTTCGCAAAGCACTCCCGGGAATCTATGCAGATATACATCTCTTCCCCTCCTTCACCGTGATCTGTACGCCGTATCTACTCGACAGGATCACAGCTATAGCATTAAAAAACCGTCTTGAATTCATTTCGCCTCCACAAATGTTTCCATTGGAACATCAAAGAAGCGCGCCAGCTTATATATCTTTGTGACTCCCGGCTTGCTTCGCCCGCTTTTCCACTCTGAAAAAGTAGACTTCGGTATTCCAGTGGCCTGCGCCACCTGATAATCAGATAGCTTCCTGTCATCTCGCAGCTTGCAATATTTCTTGTACATGAGTCCTCCTTTCTTGTTGAAATGGTTCGGAAACTTGTTATACTATAGGCACCACACCACGGATAACTGTTATATTGTTTTGGTTTCCGAACCTCTAAGTCCTATATTAGTACATATTTCGGAATTATGCAAGGACTTTTTGTTCGGAATTACAAATTTTCGAAAGGAGGTCCTTATGTACGAAAAGTATCGCCAGCTACGAGATCAGATGGGAATTAAAGATGCCGTTGTTGCCAGAGAAACAGGCATTACACGTTCCACCTTTACCGAATGGAAAAACGGACGCAGTACGCCAAAACCAGAAAAATTAAAGAAAATAGCCGCGTTTTTCGGGGTTTCGGTATCCGAATTCTTTGATGACAATCCGCAACGTAACAGAATCCCCATTCTCGGCCGTGTTGCTGCCGGAAAGCCTATTGAAATGATCCAGGATGTGACAGGATGGGAGGAAATTGATGAAAAAACCGCTTCAATGGGTGATATGTTTGCACTTCGCATAAGTGGACGATCAATGGAACCGCGTATTCAGGATGGCGATATCGTAATCGTCCATAAACAGGAAGACGCAGAAAGCGGAGAAGTCGTAATCGCATCCGTCAACGGAGATGACGCGACTTGTAAAATTCTTCGCAAATACAATAGTGGGATCGAATTGATTCCGATAAACCCAACATATAAACCAATGTTTTTCTCAAACGAAGAAATTCAGAACCTTCCTGTAACCATCATTGGCAGAGTTATCGAGTTGAGGGCGAAATTATGAAAAGGGCTGCAATATACATGAGAGTATCCACACAAATTCAAGCTCAGGAAGGCGACTCGATCCCGGCTCAGCGTGAAGCGCTTCACAAATACATCGACTCTCGCCCGGATCTTGTCTGTGTGGGTGAGTACCTGGATGACGGCATCTCCGGCACAAAGTATGACCGGGAAGAGCTCCAGCGCATGATCTCCGACGTTAAGGCTGGAAAAATAGATCTAATCTGCGTTACAAAGATGGACCGGCTCCACAGATCTCTTAAGAATTTTCTGGACATGCAGGATATTTTGGACAAGCACCATTGTAATTGGCTTGCTATCTGGGAGCCGATGTATGATACGTCTACTCCACAGGGCCGCATGATAATTAACACGATGATGAATTTGGCACAGTTTGAAGCAGAAAACACAGGCCAAAGGATCAGACAGGTCCAGGCATACAAGGTCACTCAAGGCAACGTAATAAGTGGCTCCTGCCCGCCTGGATATTCGATCGAGAACAAAAGACTAGTCCCGAACCAAGACGCGCCGAAGGTGAAAGAATTATTTGAACAATACTCCATCTGCGGAAGTCTTGCCGCTACAATGAAACTTGTCAGCGATGATCCGCATTTCCCGCATTCCCCGTGTGCTTTTAAACACATGCTCCAGAATGCTACATACATCGGAAGAAAACGGGATAATCCAGACTTCTGCAAACCGATTATTTCACAGGAGCTTTTTGAAGATGTTCAGCGCAAACTATCCATAAACATAAAAAAAGACCAGAAGTATGCATATATATTCAGTGGCCTGCTCCGCTGTAAAGAGTGCGGAAAGTCCATGGCGGCGTTTCGTTACTACAAGAAGCGTCCTACCAAAACTTACCGCGTACCTGGTTACAGATGCGCTACCCGATACAATCGCGGCGCCCATTCCTGTGTCAATTCAAAAGTGATAACTGAATCAGTATTGGAGAAATATCTTCTTGAGAACGTCCGCGCCCAGATTAAAGATATGATCCTGGAATATGAGATAGAAGAAAAACCAGTAAAAGACAATTCCAATCGGATCGCATCTCTGGAAAAGAAAAAAGACAGATTGAAGGATTTGTATATCAACGGACTCATAGAACTTGACGAGTACAAGTCCGACCGCGAACAGATAGAATCAGAACTTGCCGCTCTGACCGCGTACAAGCCCCGTACAGGCCCCGATATTGATTCCCTTAAGGATTTGTTGGCTACGGACTTTGAAGCGCTCTACGGTACCTTCTCCGCGGAGGAACGCCGTTTCTTTTGGCGCTCCATCATTAAGGAAATAAGATTTGATAAAGACAGAAACTATGATATAATTTTTTTAGCTTAGTCCTGTACTAAGTGAACACCTCCATCTTGAAAGAGTATGATACTACAGGACAAAAGGACTGGGGTTTTATCCTCAGTCCTTAAGTCTGCGTATTATATTCTCATACATTCGGGGATTCACTATCTGTAAATCATCCATCATATCAGCGATTACAGGAATTATATCCGATACGGATCGTTCACTTATCATTTGCGCAAATTCGCTATCGGCCTGCTTCCCGCTTGAAAAAGTATTATCGTTTGGGGGGTCTTTTTCCATGTGGTCGAGAATTATATAATACGCCGCAAGTTTTATGCAGGTGCGCGCGTTCGGGTTTTGTTCCCTCATGCACATCGAAATGGCCTCCTGCAAGCTCTCTCTGTCGATCACAAGAGGCCACCCCCTTACATCTGCTCTACTTTGCTGATAAACTTCTGGAATTCCTGGCGCTTGCGCTCGTCTGTCACGCTGTCCATGATCTCTCTCAGTTCATCGACCATTCCATCATCATAGGAACCGTTATACGTTCCATTGTAAGAACCGTTGTTATACGATCCGCGGCTCGCATACCGTCCCATGCTGTCACGCTTCGCATACCTTCCGCGACCTCTCGCGTTTGAGTATCTGCCGGACTCATAGCGCCCTGACTCGTTATAGTAGCGGCCGCTCGTTCCTTCCGAAGACTCGTTCATTGCGATGATCGTCTCAAGGCTCTTCACTGCATGAGCCAGTTTATCAATGATGTCCAGCTTGCCTGCGCTCAGGTCGCCATTGCTGTACTCTTCCAGCTCCTTGCAGAGCATGTCCTTTAAGTCATAAAGTGCCTGCATGTCTTCCTCCTTTCTCAAGCGATCCGGTTAATCACTAAGTTAGCGTTTTGCAGATTTATCACAGGTGCCGGCGTCACAGTCGGATCTGCGGATGCCGGAATGTTCTCAACGGATAGCGAGAAGCAGCATCCCTTCGGAACCCTGATGATCGCCGTACTGGTGACGTTTCCGTAATTCGCATCACCGGCGGCGGCAGGAACGTAAATCGCTCTGCTGGTAAGACGCGGCTCACCATTTACGGTGATGGCCATCGCGATACCACCATCCGGCACGGTCCCACCTTCAGGAATCGCTATGTTCCCGTTGAATGTCACCTGATAAGTTGCAAAACACTGACATGTGACCCCGCGCAGAATAAAAATCCCTGTCTCGTCTTCGTGGTATATATAACCTCTCCGACAAGGGATAGAAGCGGTAAAGATCGCCGGAGCATTAAGAGAAATCTGCTGCACCGCGTTCGCTAAATATTCCGCAGCCATGACCGCACCTCCTTATGCACCACAGCCGCATCCGCAGCCATTGTTATTGCATCTGAAGATAGGCTGTTCACCGTATACCGGAACAGTTCCGACCGGGCATTCATTCAAGCGGTTATACACGCCGTTGATGATTGCGGTATTCTGTGCGGTCTGAGATGCCTGACCACGCGCAAAAAGGACTTCCTGACGGAGCTGTGCAATCTCGTCATTCTTTGCATCGATCTTGTCAGAGCAAAGCTGATCTTTGATAGACTGGATGCCGGAAGTAAAAGCGGTAAGCAGATCGCGGGTGTTGTTTGCGTCCGCGAATCTGGTCGCGTTTCCTTCATTCTGGATGATGTTCTGTGTCTGGCAGGATGCAAGTCTGTTCTCGCAGCAGCAATCCGCAAACTGACTCTGAAGGCCATTGAATCCCTGAAGCATTGCAGTCTGCAGGCCGAAATTCTGGTTCATGTTTGCCATCTGCCGACCGTTCGCCGCAATTTCTGCCTGTGCGAATCCATTAGCGATGTTGCCGTTTACGCCAGCGAAACCGTTGCAAAGTGCGGTCTGAACATCACCAAATCCGCTTGTTACGGCGTTCTGGATGCCGCCAAGCATGTTCTGTGTGGCCAGATGGTCAAATCCGCTGTTCGTGTTCGCATTGATGCCGTTCTGACCGTTCAGAAGCCACGGGAAATCATACCCAAGGCCGCCGCCATAGCCGCCGCCGAAGCCATTACCCCAGCCTCCGCCGAACATTCCGAAAATCAAGAACAGGATTATCCAACTTGACCAGTCGCCGCCAAATCCCATTCCGCCGCCGTTTCCGTACATGGGGGAAACAGGCATCACCATGTTGCTTCCTTCATCTGTGAGTGCCATTACTCACTCCTTTCTACCGCCATCTATTGCGGTGAGCGGCCGCCATCCCTCTTGTGGCGGTCGGTTTATGGGTTATATCTCAAATCGCGCGATTATTTGAGCATTGTCTGTATTTGCTGCGCTGTCTGCTGCAGCCGGTTGTATTGATCCTGCGTAAGGCGTCCGTCATTCATAAGCTTCTGGATCATTCCCGCCGGGTTATTCTGGTACTGCTGCGGGATTCCCATCTGCTGGATCATCTGCTGTGGATTACTCAGAAACTGCTTTACCTGTGCGATCATCTGCGGGTTTATCATGCGTCCTGCGTCCTCCTATTCTGCTTTTTAAGGCGTTTACTTCTTCCCATAGCTTATTTATCTGCTCATCGTATTTGGGCGGTTCTGGGGCCGTTTCTGGCTCTTTGGGAGCGTCTTCCTCTTTGACAAGTCTGTACCGTTCGAAAACAGGCTGCTCCAGCGGAGAAAAGCCTTTTGTCTTCGTGCAAACATATGGAGAATTTTCGATTTTGAAAGTAAGGGAATTCCCCGGAGCAACTGGCCAGTTATACGCCTCTTCTATACTCCGGGCAGATACAAAACCACCATTCTGAATTTGCTGCTGCGGATATTGCTGCTGATAGGGATACTGATATCCCGGATACATGTTATAGGCCATTGTCTTTCCTCCAGTAATAAATTATCGGCACCTCATCCCCGGAGTCCCAGGTATCGTACCAGTCGCCATCTACCACAGCGACAACGTGCTCACCTGTTCCAAGAATATATGTCCCCATCGGATGATCCTGCGCAAAATCAGCGACCGTATAGCACCGCGGGCATGTGTTCGGAATCGTGTACCGGGAAAATCCGCGATCTATGAGCAAATCCCCCCACACCCAATTCTTGTGCATCATATCGCCCAGTTTTTTGCCGTGCTCTGCTAATGCTTCATACACATCATCCCAGCTCTTATTAAATGCTTTCGTAAGCGCTCGAATGGTGCAGTCATCTGTCCTATACGCTTCCGGATTCGGATTATACTGAATAAACATTTTTCGCCCTCCACTAAGGAAAGTATGCAATAAAAAAAACACCGAGACGATGAACGCCCGGTGCAGATTATGTGCAAATTATATGCAGTTTTTGTACAATAAAAAAATCCCACCCCTTAAAGGGATGGGATATGTGTGTAGATTTTATCTTTTGATTTATAAACAATGGTCTTTAGCTGCCTGACAGATAGTCCGAATTCATCGCTTAGCTGCTCAAAGCAGATACCATCGAACATCCGTCTGCGGATAATGGCGCGGTCACGTTCTGAGAATATGTACTCTTCAATAAGGATATCTAATTGTGATCTCGAGAGTTCAACATCCATCATTTCTTCACCCTGACGCGGCCTGTTCCATGACACATGTTGCACTTTTTGTAACCAGAATTACCGCCCGTTTTCCGTCTGCGTATTTTGATTGTCTGCCTCGCTCTCGCCATAATTATAAATGCTCCCTGATCCTACGCCGCTCAACGTCACATTGCCGTCATTGTCGGCTTTTCCGTCTTGCGTGATCACAATATCCTCAAACTGATTCTCATAGTATATCCAGCCGGCATTCGTGCCGACCAGCGCAACAAAAATAATGATGCACAGAATCCACAGGCGCTTGATGGTACGTTCCATCCTGCACATATGATCTTCGTGCACCACATAAGGTATAGATTCCGGATATGTCTTCTCGTTCATGGCAATTCCTCCTTTCCTGCATTATATCATACATCAAGAAGAATCTTCCATGACTTCTCAGCACAGATTCCGTCAACTGTGATCCCTGCCAGCTTCTGGAACTCCTTAAGCGCAAAGATCGTATTCGCGCCCGCGGATGCATCGACCGTTACCAGGCGCCCGTCTTTACCAGTGTACCCAAGGCCGCGCAGACATTTCTGCATCAATGCCACGCTCTTTCCTGTGTCACCCTTCCGCACTTCATTAACAGTAAAGTTGTATGAGGCGCGTTCAGTTGACGGTGCAGTTGTATCAGTTGACGGAGCAGAAACCGTCTTCCTGTCGTACTGCTCCAGATTGTACCCGATAACGATATTCATTACCGCTGAAACATAATTTGACGCCGTTGCATACCCGTCCGATTTTATGCGTTCAACGTATGCCCGCGGATCAGTTACGCCTTTAAGGTTTTTGTAGCGCGGATACTGTATGAATTCAAAGTATCCACGGACACCTTCGGCCATCGAATCGTAAACGCGGAAATTCTGCGTGATATTCGTTTTCTTCCCAGGCACATATTCTTCCCATGTGGCCATATTCACGCTCTTGCCTGTCCATCCAGTGCCGCACGTTAAGCCGAAATAATTGTGGTACTGATAAGCCAGTTTTGAGTCGCCCCATCCGCTCTCCAAAATGGCCTGCGCTATGATCGCTGAGTGGACCTTTATTCCATACTGCGGCGCGTATTTCTGCACATAATACGCGATTTGCTGAATGAATTCCTGATGCGTCATCCATCAACCTCCGGCAGACCCTTCAGTGCCAGCAGGAAGGAAAGGATCATAGCAAGTGCCGTTGAAGACCCGACTACACGCCAGTCAACTCCTCCGAACTTCGTAGTTGAACCGATCACCGCAATCGCAGCCTCTGCCCCCGTGCGGATCATCCTAATCAGCGTTGCTGTAAACCATTCCTTGGTGAAAATCTGTTTCATATTAATCATGCCCCCTTTTCGATGTCATCTAATCGATGATTTGCGACTTTCTGTTTCTCCTCTAGCACATCCGCTCTTCTTTCTAAAGCATATGTGCGCTCGATCAGCGTATTGTGTTTATCTACTTTCTTTTCCAGTTCTTCCAGGCGGTAACTAATAAGCACAATATTGTCCTGATGCGCTTTCTCTGCCCGCCTCACCTGGAAATGATTGTTGACCATGCAGACCACTAAGGCCGCTAGTGCTGATATCAATGATGCTGTAATTGTGGGATTCAATGGCCTGCCCCTCCATTTTGACTTGCTTATTACTTGCAACTTAGTAATCCGTTCCGTTTTTCTTATTGTAACGATATCGAAATATCGCATCATCAATGTACCACCATAGCGGAGCAAATCCGATTACTATAGCCGCACCAACAAGATAGTAAATCATGTCACTTTATCCTTAAACTAGATTAAATTGCCCTTTACATTAGATGTACATTTTTGCAATCTGACCGAATACTGTTCCCATCTGCCTATGACCGTACTGATTCAGATGTATTCCATCATTCATGAAGCGTGCAAAGTTCATGCTGTTTCTGTTCTGTGGGCAAATCTTACTTTCGTGGTACATATCAACGCAAGGGATCGCCCATTTAGCACACGTTTCGATCATGGCATTGACATAGTCTTCAAGGTGCAGATTCAGATTATTGGTCTGATTATTAGCGGGATATGCTTCTGTTTTATTCTGTGCAGGGCTTACCCTCATTATAGGTGTGCAGAAAACAATTCCCGCATCGTAATAGTAGTTCACTAAGTAATCACACATTTTATTCAGTGTCCCATAAAACGTGTCTGTGGTATCGTCATTGATCGTTCCAAGCGGAACATCGAAATGATAGTCATTTGTTCCACCCTGCACAAAAACAAGACTTACATGCTGTTTCATGTTCTGCATACGTGTGTAGAATGAATTATCACCTGAACCAACAGGCGATAAACAAGTACCGCCGAATCCGTAATTGTTGACGGTTTTTATGTCGCATAGCGTTTTTGCATACTCATACCATCTTGTGAAGTAAAATGTCCCAGTGCCAAGTGCATCCCTTGTGTTATCAGTGAAGCTGTCTCCCAGTACGTTCACTTCATCATACTTGTACCCACACGGAAACACTATCTTGGGAAATTCGATCAGTGATCCTGCTTCCTGATTCGAATAGATTCCTGCGCCCATCTGATGGATACTCATACCGTCATCAGTGTGTCTGTAGTCAATTTTCCATATAAGTCTGCCATTTCTGTAAATCGAAAGGAAGTATTCGTCCTCCCATACCATACGCATAACAGACCCAACCCAACTACTGACAAAATAGACTGTATTATAATCGACCTTCTTAACACTTCCGTCTGCATTAAATGATGCTACGATTATCCCTGTGCCCTGAAAACCTAACCCGATAAAGCCGTCTGAACTATCTTTCGATACAATCATCCAGACAGGATTCCGCAGAATGGTAAATGCTATTTCTTCGGTTTTATTGAAAAAGCACGGAAGGCAACCGCTTACATTCCCTGTCTTTCGTGCGTATAAAATCCCCGCATTAGTAATCGAAAAGTGTGCGTTAGAACCTTCACTTACAATTTTGACCTCTTCATAACTGATACTATGAACATCGCCCTCGTTCTTGATAATTTGCCCTTTAGTTGTGAGATACTTTACTTTTAAAGCGAACCCAATCCGTCCGTTGTTGTTGAAATCTGGCATGGTTTCGCCTTCGAAATAACTGCCATATGTGGCGAAAGATACCCCCATCCACTTATTTGAATACACATTTAATGAGTTGTAGTAGAATATCCCAGAATAGCTAACAAGAACATAGAAATCTGTTGCGATATACTGGTTTACGGGAATCACCAAATCGTTCGCAGAAATCTTCTTAGTCGTTTTGTAAAGAATCATCCTGTTGGTGTCGGTTATAAACAGTGTGGCATCATTTCCGCTTATAGCATTCACTGATAATTCCACACCACCGACATAACCGCTGTGAAAAGCATAATTGTTACCAACAATATCCGTTGGGTTAAACTTTTCTTTAGCCTTGTCGAATTTTTCATTCCACGACCAAAGTTCTTCTTCGGTATTCGATAAGTCTTCCTTTAACGAAGAAATATCCTGTGTGTTTGTGGCGATTTTCGCCTGTGCATCTGCATCCCGAAGGACCAGGGCATTCCCATCGTCAAGTACCAGTTTACTAGCTATAATATCCGCCATAGGATCACCCCCTGTTATTACACTAGTTCCCATCCATACACTCCGGGTTCCCATACGTTGCTGTCCGCAGTGCTGATCCAGTGTTTGTTGTTGTGTGACACTTTGTCTCCTCTCTGATATGCGTCCTGCGCTCCTGTGGGCTGAACCCACTCGGGGAACTCGTCCAAAGATACCACCGTCCACAGTGCAGGAGTAATGTCAGGTGTCCAATCGTCCTGTGATGTGTGGGATTGTACGCATCTGTAAAGGGTGGAGTTGTAGCGGATGCGCTCGTCTGCCGTGTAGGCTGTGCCTGTCTGCCACTGTGGGTATAACTCGATTGCAGAAAGTGCGTCCTCGTCTGTCAGTGATGTGGATGCCTTGACGATCATTTCACGGAGTTTGTAGGCTTTGGCTCTTGTGATCATTCCGCACCTCCTGTCAGAATGTTGAGGATTTCTTCTGCTTCGGTTTCGTCCTCTGGCATCACATCGCCCTCTGTGTATGTTCGTCCGAACTCCGCAGGATCACAGGCTTCGGAATACTCGATTCCTTCACGCACCACATAGCGGTTAGCATCTGAGTAGGTGCGGATAAAATCTCTGCCGTTTACATCAAAATGCTCTTGGATTATCATGTCGCACCTCCTGTTATGAAAGCGGTGTTTCGTAGATGCTTCCTTCGATGACTTGAATGCTGTTGTTCGAATAGCCAAGGATGGTTGACCAGTTAGTTGCCGCTTCATATGAAGCAATCAAATCGGATGGAACGTACAGAGTGCCACCTGTTCCATTAGATACAAAAGGTGTACCGTTAAATGCGTTAATATTGGCAAGTGTTGTGATGGCAGAAGTTTTCCGCAAAATCAGTGTGTTTAATTTCGAATTTTGGAAATCACCACTAGAGATAGAACCGGCAAGTCCAAGATCTATAATTTGCAACTCACTTGCTATATAAAAGTGTTGTATTCCACTACTTGTTGTCAAACTTGGCAGATGTATCTCTGTAAGTTTTCTGCTTTGACGAAACGCACATGTGCCAATTTTTGTGACATTCGGCGCAATCACCCTCCATGTATGGACATTGTTCTGGATTCCTGCAAGCCCATAATCAATAACTTGTGTCACACTAAGCCGAACGTCTCCATTTGGAACATCACCAGATGCAAGATCGTCAAAGGATAATCCTCCCCCACCGCTTATACTCCCAATCTCACTGACAAATTCACTAGGAAACTCCATACTTGCACTTTTGCCTGTCTTTGCACGGATGGCATCGGCAACAGCGGTTAGGGACGAGTCTTGTACTGTCTTTATGCCCATCAGTAACTCACCCCTTCCGCTTCATCGAGTGCATCAAGCACATCCTGCACGATATCCGCCTGATCCTGTGCTGTCCAGTAGTCCGTACCCTTCACAGGCGTGTATCCTGCCGCACCAGTTGCGCCTGTCTCGCCAGTGTCCCCTTTATCTCCTTTGTCTCCCTTATCGCCCTTATCGCCTTTTGCACCGGGCGCACCATCCTGCCCATTAATGCCGGGATCACCTTTGTCTCCCTTTTCACCTTTTTCGCCTTGGATGCCCTGTTCGCCGGGATCGCCTTTGTCACCCTTGTCTCCCTTCGCTCCGTCTGCACCGTCAAATTCACCAGATGCTTTCGCCTGTGCAAGCGCAGTGTTGACGGCACTCTGAAGGTCAGACATTGCAAGCGCACCGACATCCTCGGCATTCAGAACCACCTCTCCTGTCTTGCCGTTGACGCTGTCCACAGGTGCTTCCACGGGATGCTCGTTGAGATACGACTCAACTGCTTCATCTATCTGGTCAGGAGATATTGACCGTTGGTCTATGTACTCAATCATCTGGTCATACCAGGATTCATACGGATCAGGAATAACAGTATCCCCTGTGAGGGACTTCAGCACACTGGTTTTATATATGACCGTTTTGGCTAATGCACCGTCTACGGTCCACCTGATCTCAGCTTTGCCGAATCCTTCATAGGCCGTGTCGATCTCGTCTATAACCCAGATAAGCCGATTTTCTTCCCGTGTGGTCTGACAGATATATGGTGCTTCATCATTTGTCCGCTGATGGACTAAAACAGCTTCACCTTCTCCAAATTTTTCAACCAACCAATTCAGGTCAAACCACACTTGCCGCGCATCGTGTTCGCCCTGTCTCCCTATCTGGAGGAACGCACCGCTGTCTGTTTCTACAGTTGCTATTATCATTTCGTCCCTCCTTTATGAGATAGTAAGCTCGACCACACCAGAACCCCTGTCGGTTGCAGTGATAGTACCGCCTCCGCCATATTCATCAATCGCATTTCGCACGAATGCCGTGGTCGCGATCTGGGTGGTGTTATTGGTTGTCGCAGGCGTAGGCGCTTTCGGCGTTCCTGTGAACGTGGGAGATGCAATCGGCGCCTTGCTTCCTAGTGCCGTATTTATTACCTTATTCTGGACAGGGTTTTCGGATAATGAGCTTAGTTCATCATCCACCTGAAATGCATCATCCTCCGTCAGAAGCCGCTTGTCTTCACCTGACCCGAACGCCACACGCACGCTTTTTCCGTCCGTTGTGTCAGGATCGCCGCTCAAAACCACGGCAGGCTCCGCGGCGTGCATCTTCGCGGGATCATAATCCGCATAAGCCCCGCTTCTAAGCTGTATGACTGCCATATCATAACCCCTCTATATTCTCATAAATGTAATCTTTTGCCTCTTGAGACAAGCCATATTTTGACTTATCCTCGATTACAATGGTAACGTAGCTAGGGAGATATATTCCCTCCTTGACAGCAGAAATAAACGCGTCTGCTAGTCTTTTTTCGTTTCCTGTCATAGTAACCCCTCCACAATATTCTCAAGCCGCGCTAATCGCTCTTGCAGGCTTTTTATTTCTGCCTGCTGTTTCTTTACTTTTCGAATAAGCAACGTAGACAGTTCGTTATATGCGACTGAATAAAAGGTGTCTTCACTACCTTCTACGATCCCGCTGTCTGTAATTCCGAGATCGTCAAGCAGTGAAAGCACCTTCTGAGCCGATACACCGATATGCTCTTTTTGGCAATCATCCTTAAAGGAAAACCGTATTGGTTCTATCTGGTCGATAAGATCATCATAACGGTCATCCCACTCATATACATTCTTCAGCCTTTCATCCGATGTACTTCCAACATAATTCGCAGTTACAGCACCCACACACGTTACGGACTCGGCTGTTACTGATCCATAGATTGTTACAAGCGCATCAACAAACCATCTTTCCCACATCTGCGACCCATTCGGGATAACGGTTTCATTTTTAAATGCAAATCCTCCATGTGAAGGTGAAACATCTTGAAATATCGTCTTGTACCAATTAAACCAATCATCTCCACCAATTACATTATGCCGTACCCATGAAACATTAGTTCCTTTAAAGTCGCACGTTTTATCACTTGTAAAATATATGCTCAATCCAACATCAAGAGCTAAACCCGCTATACATCTTACTGGCCTAAAAAAAAGCGCAGCTTCAGTATATCTGTATTGATGTTGATAATATACTGTAGAATCGCCGTTAATATACAGCACTGGGTCAAAAACGTCTGTTCCTTCTGCTATTGTTCCAAGTACAACATTTTGCCCACCTATATGGCATCTATATGACGTAATCGTATCGTCAGGCGTCGTACCCCAATCCTCAATCTTTATAGGCCCAATGCTTCCAATTCTTGTACTGTCGTAATACAGTTGGATATATCCATTATCGAACCTGAATCCGTTTCTTCGTGTGTTTTCAGTTGATATAAAGACGCCGGTATTCAAATTCCAACTGGAATTGCCTGTAAGACTGCTCAGCATACCAGTGACGATCCAGTCAGCGTACAATCCAATCGTTGACAGGACATTAACCACGGCGCGGCCCTGAGAATCAATTCCTGCTGTCCATGTCTGTCCTCCGTCCGTGGAGACGGAAAAACCGCCTGCGTTCATTCTCCATATTGTTGTGCTGTTCGCAAGTGTAGGCTCGTCATGCATATATGTCGTGACCGCGCCCGTCTGATCCGTTACGGACGTTGTAAATACGCCGAACGCATTGGAGACTAAATTGCTGAACCTTGATACTTCAAGAGTTACCGCCGCATTTCCCTCTCTGGCTTCCGCTAGTGCCTGGTCCGCTATAACACGCGCCTGGTCAACCCTTGCGCTTACTGAATTGGATACACTGTTTAACTGCTTCAAGGTTTCCGCAGTGCATTTAAAGACAGTCACTCCCTTAAGCGTTATATCAATGTGGGTTATGACGGCGTTATATACGCGCCCTTGAGCATCCGCTATCATTACCTGTTGCATAAGATCAGCAAACGGAAATGATGTGTAGTCAAGCTCAAACGGCCTGAATTTGAAGTATCGGACCGCGGCGCCTATTTCGTCAATCACTTCCTGCTCACTGCCTACATAAACAGATACGTCAACATTCAGCAGATACCCCGCGCCAAAGGAATATGTGCCGTCCGAAGTTTTAACGCCGTCTATTGTGATATCCTGCAATGCAAGCTCAGGCGAACCTATTGGATCGTCAAGAGTGATAATTCCTGCATCCTCTGTAAATGATCCAGAAACAGCATCTCCTTCAGACCACGGGTTAAAGGTGCCGCCGTCCAGTGCATCTCCGCTTGCATATGGGCTAGACGTATCGAAATATCCTCCCCAATAGATAACAGGCGTATTTTGTGCTTTGACTGGCACAACATACATATAATTATCAAATGGGGAGATATACGCATTTGCTCCAAACAGCAGTATCGCTTGAGCCATTAATTGCCTGTATGTGATCCCTTCAGGCAAAATTGTAACTTCAGTTGTACAGTTATCCCATGACGCAGGAGCAGAACCAGGTACATTCTCAGGATCAAATTGTATTCCGCATCTGGTACAGCACGCCTCAAACGCGTCCGTTGCGGTCATTGGAAGCCTTTGCACAAGGTCAGTGACAACAGCATCCGCTTTGTGCAGGTCATCATATCCGACAAATTCAATAACTTCGCCCTTTATAACAGAATCCGTTATAGTATATGTTCCAAGGTCAAAATTATATGTCTGATCGTCATACTCATACACACCATGCACAGCCACAACAGCCTCATTAAATTCGATGTTGTCGTATGCGGTTTTCCTGTAAAAGTGCAGTTCAAGCTGTGCGCAATAGACATATCCAATGGGGAATGAATCAGAGTCGTTCGACCGCGTTACCTGGCACCCGCCAGAAATCAGATCGTCTTCCGTCAGTGTGAAGTCAACGACACTATGCCCCGCAAGTGTGATATCCACAGTGTATGTGATATCGGTATGATCCCGCAGTGCCTTGAGCATCGCAGTTGGTAACGTCAGCATAATTTGTCCCTCCCTACGAAACTACAGGATATCTGCGAAATCATTTCTTCGCCCTCTTTCAGTGTTCTCACCTTCAGCGATCCCTCGCCAACATAAAACGAGGCTGTTCTCCAGTTTCCATAGTACGGCGAAAAATAATACAGTGAGAAAAAGGGCTTTGAAGGTCTCTGCACGATCTTCTTTAAAAGAGCAGACGCCTGCGCGGGAGTCAGGTCATCATATTCCACATCGTACGCCTCAACCGTAAACAGTGGAGAAATAGACGCCCTGCCTGACATTGTTCTTCCGCTATCCTCAGAGGAAGTCGTCTGGAAATTAAAATCAAATGTAATCGGTTGTACGGCATTCCATCCGTCAACCGCTATTCGTTTCTGTGCCATCGTCGCTCCTTACGCAAGTTACGCAAGCTCAAAAGGATTCATACCTGTCATATGCTGACGCATCCGCGCCTCTGCAATCGTTTCGTCAAACAGGACGCGCCTGTTCAACATTGCCGTGAATTGATATTTCTTAGCGCTCCCGCCTGTCTCTTCTCTCACGATCTTACGAATCAACCCTTCAGGTGCCTCGATATTGTTTCCGCGCTTCTGGTCACCAAGTACCGCCGCGAACGGTGCATTCGGCGGGATTACTGCCCCCGTTGCCAGGTACGGGATTTGCGGCTTGTACAGATTCGGAATGTTGAATCCAAACGTCTTGCCGCCATATACAGGCACCCATCTCGGAATGTTGACTTTAAGTTTGTTCAGTGCATTGATACATGCATTGATGCCGTCCACAATCCCCGATACAAGGCCGTTTACAAATCCGATGATTCCATTGATAGGCTTTTTGATCGCATTCTTAATCGCATTGAATGCACCTACCACAGCATTTTTGATTTTTGATCCGACCGATGACGCAGTTGACGCCACCCGATTAAGCGCACCAGATATAGCACCCGTAATGCCGTTCCAAATAGAAGACGCCGTTCCTGATATGGCGTTCCATATGCCCGACAAGGTGTCTTTGATGCCGTTCCAGATCGTGGATGCCAATGTCTTGACCGCGTTCCATCCTTTGTCCCAAACCTTTTTGGCACCCTCTATCATTCCTGACAGATTCTTCTTGATCGTCTCCCATGTCCGCTTCAGATAAGACGAGATAGCGCCCCATATCTCTTTGGCTTTTGCTTTGACCGTATCCCAGTTTTTCCACAGCAGTACGCCAATAGCGATTACTGCGGCAATAGCAATGGTCACAGGTCCGCCCAGAACAGCCACAACGCTCTGTATAATTGTAATGAAAGAGCCAAGCGATTTAATAACCCCTATAATCCCAGTGATTATCTTGACAGCTGTCAGCGCCGCAAAGAATGCCAGAATGACCGTGGTCGCATTCTCAATAATTGCAGGATTATCCTTGCACCACTGCGCGAACGCAGCCAACTTCTCATTCAAAAAGTCCCAGAATTTCAGAAATGCATCCGCGGCAAACGTGATAATCGGATTCAGAACGTTATCCCAGAACCATTGCCATCCAGGTTGTGCCGCTTTCAGCACATTGTCCACAATAGTTACAACATTGGCTAGTGTGGTGAAGAACCTTGGCAACGCCTCATTCATCACCCATTTACCAAGCGGGATCAGGATGTTTTGCAATATCCACCCGAATGCACTCTTGAGTGTGCCAAGAAGCCCAGAGAATGCTTTTTTAAGCGGTTCTGCCATCTTCTTAAGTCTGTCCACAAGCGCCTGCATCTTTTTGTCAACTTTATCAAGTGCAGTTTCACCCTGGGACAAGTTTCCGAAGTCCACAGCAGAAGACGCGGCCGCCGCAGGTGTGCTTTTCTTCTTCGCACTGGAGGGAGTTGAGCTTTGTGCCGCCGCGCTATTGCTCTGGTATTGATGTATCTTGTCCAGTCCGCTTGTGTACTTCTGATTCTCTTTGTTCGCCTTTTTTGTGGCCTTTGCGGTTTTGTCTGTAGCGTCTGCATAATTATTCGCCGCTTTAGTTGCATCGGTTAAATCCTCTGCCGCCGTTGCCGCGCCAGTATTCACAGGTGTCGATGTATCTGATTTTTTCCCGGTCAGAAGATTGGTGAACGCCTTGAACGCGGACGCCATTTTCGCCAGTCCTGCGATGATCCTATTGATTACCTGGATAACAGGCGTCAATACATTGATAAGGCCCGCACCTAAGTCCGCTTTTAATGACTGGAATTGGAGGGAAAGAATTCTGGTCTGATTGGCCCATGAATTGGACGTCCGCGCGAAGTCTCCCTGCGCATCAGATGTGACAGATAGCAGATAGTTATATCTCAGCAATGCCTTTTGTTGCTGATTCATATTCTTATATGCCGTTGTCATCCCCTGTGACAATCTAAACTGTTCAAGATTTGCTTCCGACATATTAATGCCCAACTGCTGTAAAGGCATTGTGATTCCTGCGATACCAGAACGGATTTTATTAAAGGCTGTATCCGTATCGAGATTATAGAATGACGCTATATCGCCTGCCAGTCCTGCCATCTTCTCCGACATGTCAACAAGCTCATCGCCGTTGAATCCCATGGACTTGAACATGGCGCCTATGGTGGAGGCGTACTGCTTCGCGGCAAGCTCACTCTCTCCGAATTGCGTTGCGGCGTTCTTTGCCCACTCATTGATTACTTCCGAATTCTTGCCAAACGTGACATCAACCACGTTCTGCACTTCTTCCAGGTCTGATCCAAGGGCAATACATTCTCTGGAAAACGCGACAATCTGCTTTATAGCAAATATACTCGCAAGTATTTTCCCGAGTTTTCCTGCGGTTGCCAAAAGTTTATTGAATAAACCGTTGATGTTTTTTATTCCACCTTCTACACCGTCAGTGTTTACCCTGGTATCAATGATAATAGAACCATCTGCCGCCATTAAATCAACTCCTCAAGCGCTTTCCGCTCAGCTTCGCGTCTTTCCATTTCCTCTGTAGTCATTCGCTTATTAATCGCACATATGCCGCGGTTTTCGCGTTCGAATTCCTTCTCCCACTTCTCTAGCTTCTGCCCGTGCGCGTGTTTGTACCGTATGTTTACAACCTGAGAAAAAAGGCCGTCCCCGATCTCCATGTAGTAGCCCAAAAAGGTCCACCAATGCAGATAAGGAACCGCCCTTACTTCACACCCCGCAACTTTATTTACTGCGGGGATTAAAATATCTGCGTCCTGCTCCCAGTCCATTAACTGAGGCTTTTTTCTGCCATCATCCTTCTGGCCATAGTCTATAAACTCTATAGCCTTTTCTGCGGCCTCCTGTATGCATTCACTAGGTATCTGTTCCAGGTCAGGATAGATGATTCTGAGCATTATAAAGCTCTTTGCTTCATCATCCAGTTCTGGGTCAGTACATGCATCGAGAATCGTCAATATGTCTCGGAAGTCCGTTCGAATGCGATAATCTTTACCGCCTATATTGAGTGATTCTGGCAAGCGCCATTTCATTTGTTATAGTTCTCCAGGTATTTATTCGCCTGCGCATCCATTCTCTGGATACGCTTCTTTGTTTCCTTCTCTATTACAGCGCCTATCCCCTCAAGGACGTTTTCAGCATATACATTACCGTTTGCCATGGGGGACAGCGCACCGCAGATAGAAAAGAATGTCTGTGAAGTATCCGCACCAGTAAGCTCATTCATCATTTCAACGATCTTGTCCTGTGCCTCAATCAGCTTTTCAGGCGTGAACACTTCGTCTTTCACTTCATCCGCGTACCTTCTCAACTGCTCCACTACATCGTTATATCTTCTGACGATATTTGCATCAGACGGGTTGAAAGTGAATGTTCCCAGAACAACATCGTCCTGATTTACGATCTCATACGTTTTAGTGCCATCATTAATCTTTATTCTCTCTGCCAATGCGCTACCCTCCTATGATTATGCCGTGAAGGTCGGGACCTTTGCCGCGCTGATTGTTGCTGTTCCTGCCTGGCGGTTGCCTGCGGGAAGAATGTTAAACGGGATCTGGAATCCAGATGTGTCACCACCTACAGACTGCGGGACAAGATAGCAGTCTTCCTGCCATGCAGAATGTGAAGTATCGGATGTGTCATCAATAATGACCTCCAGATACTTCGTCTTGCATTCGCCGCCCTTCTTGCGGTTCATGGCAATGTCCTTGAGGACAGGATAAAGCGCATCGTCAGGATCAGCGTAGAACGGATCAGCGGAAATGGTCGGTTCATATCCGTTGTGTCTGACAGATGTTTCGTCAAGTATGTTCTTGACTGTCTCAGTATCAGCGCCAAGGTCTACGGTCAGTTCCTCAATGTCTTTACCGACCAGGTACCATGCCGCAGTGCCGCTTCCCATTGAAGTGTCAACATAAAGCAGATGCGCACCTCTAGTAAGTTTCATTTATTACTCCTTCCTGTCGAATTCATTCGTGTATTCGACTGTAACGGGAAGAAGCCAGTCCTGAACACCTTTTGCGTCTGGTTCCACCCCGTACGAATTGTTACGTGTTACTCTTTTGATTTTCCTGCCCTGTGCAAGTGGCGGGTATTCGTCTAGTGTGATTAGCTCACCGTTTACCTCCGCGGGTTCTTTGCATATCCACTTGCCTATTGAGTCCAGGAAAGTCTGTATTTTGATTTTCTGTGCCGCCCGCGCAGATGCGGACCGATACACTATAAAAAACGGAAATTGACATGTTTGCGTAACATGGTCGAGAATATCCCGCTTCTCAGACATCACTAAACCGCCGTTGTCTGCGGCAAATGCGATCCCTGAAGTAGCCTCTAACTCTTCGAATGTTACGATCCTGTCATTTAATCCTGGGTATTGATTGAGTAGCTCGGAAACGGCCTTTGTCATGACTTCGTATCCCGTAGCATCAACACCAATCGGGTTAGCCATTTGTGCCACCTCCTGCCCATTCCTTAGTCAGACGCACCCATTTGGCTTTATTCTGGCGTTTTGCCGCTTCAAACCATTCTTTCGTGACTTTCGGATGGAATGTCTTCGTGAATTCTATATCCTCTTTGGCGTTCGTCTTGCCCTGGTATTGGCTCACAAGCACCTTTTTCTCTCCGTACTCTGCAAACGGACTTCCTGTTGTCGGGGATACCATTACTTTGCCCTTATACAGGAAGCGGCCATAAGGTGGAGCCGCGGCATAAACAAGGCCCGATCCTGCTATTGCGGCAGAGCGGGCCTTTGTCATGTTTATAAATGTGCTTGTTATCATCGGCATTAACGGCACCATGTCCGTCATGACCATTGAATCGAGCTTAAACTGGGCGCGGGTAAACTGCTGTTCGAATCTGTCCATGATGATTGTGACTTCAACCGTGGTATCGCCATTCCGTTTCTTCGTGTGAATATCGGAAAATGAAAAAATCCTTTTCACTTGCCTACCACCTCCAAATGTGGAATAACGCTAAACCATCCTACAGACGTCACCATGAACACATCATCATAATTGGCTAGCATATAGTCATAAAATGTCTGATCGCCATATGTGCCGTCATACAGTACATCGCCGCCGTCCCATGTGCCATTCCAGAAGAAGTCTCCCGCCGCAAAAGTAAGATAATTCGCAGGCGTTTCGGACTTCTGCCACAGCTTCGGTTGCATCCACTGTTTGCCGCCGATAATCATGTCCTCACCGTCATTCTCATATCTGACGTTTAGGATCGCATTATCGGAAGAATTCGGGCCGTATCTGGCTATTACTTCACCTTTATCCTTGTTCAGATTGACGCCGCTTAATATGGTCGGGTACCAGGTGTCACCTTCGCGGCCCTTCTTCCGATTAAATATTGTTATCGTGTCGTGGTACATACGGATATGCCCCCATATACAGCAGATTTACGCCGTTTGCGTCTTCCAGTCCTGAAAGATATTCTTTTGCGGCACTGAGTAGTAACTTGCCCTTCTTTTCAGCGTTGAATGCGGCCTCACTTATTGCGGCACTGCCCGAAGAAAACGAAACAGATTCATTTCCTGCCGACATAGACGCCACAGCTTTTCCCTGTAGGCCGTTCTTGCCTGCTACATAACCGCTTGCCGCTTCCGCGTCTGCGATCTGTTTTGCAAGATTGACCATCTGGCAAGCGCATAACATGATTGCCTGCCTATGTTCCTCAGGGAATGCCTTTTTGAGCTTTCGCACGTTGTCTATGCCAGTTGTGGCAATATCCATGGACCGTTCGACCTGCATCTCAAGCCGCACAAATTCCTGCTCAGTGATCCCTTCGCCGTATAACTGGATATAGTCTTCATACGTTGCGTACATTTAGTCCACCTTTACAGCAGTCCATTTCCCGTCAACCACCATAAGCACTTTACCGTTGTCTTTGGCAGTTACAGCAGGCAGTCCACTGGGGACTGCCTTTGTCCATTTGCCGCCCTTAACCGTAAGCACTTTGCCGTTGTCCGTACTGGTCGTGTTGGGTAATGTCTGCGAATCCAATACTTCACTAAGTTTGTCCTTCTCCACAAATCCAAGCGATGTGTACTCAGTATTAGCAGGCATTTAGACCTCCTTAACCTTCGGAAATGATACGTGCAAACGGATAAGCCTGCTTCGGATAGTAGCCTGTTCCTGCGGTATCCTTGACAGGTGTCCATCTTGCCGCCGTTGCCAGGTTTGCATCGGTCGGGGAGATGATCGGAGTGGTCGGCTGTACGAAGCTGAATCCGCGCGGAGCGAAAATCTTTCTCTGGCGGGTGATAAGCATATCCTGGCCGCCGTTCGTGGTTGCATCGCGGTAAACTTCACGCGGTACCTTCGCGCCTACATCGCAGTAATCAAATGCTCCCTGTCCCAGAATATAGGTCGTGTACTTCGGGTTGGTTCCAGAAGTATCCACAGGCACTTCATCGTCGATCAGGACGGTGCGGCCATTCCAGGTTGCAAGCGCCATGTCTCGCTGAATGCCGTTTCCTTCGGTTCCCTTTACATACTGGAGAAGCTGAAGATTCTCAAGATTGGTCGCTACTACAGAGTGCATGATGACCATGGTAAACAGCGCTTTGTTAGCTCCTGCGGCCTTCTGAAGCGCGTTGTTCAGGGTTTCCGCGCCTACGGTCTTCGTGGTTGCACTGGTGATATCCAGAGTGTGATCTGCGGCGAACGAATTTGTGGTAACGCCGAAAATACCCGCCAGAGTATTCAGGATCGTTGCCTGGTCGATATCGTCCCAGTATTCCACTACCTGATTTGCGATATTCTCCATGAAGTCATGGCCAGTGATATCAGTGTTGAAGTCCTTCTCAAGCCATCCCTTTGCTCTGCCTACAACGATCATGGACTGGAGGAAAGTCTCAAGTCCAGTTGCGGTGATATTGGTAGCACCGTCATAGTTGAGCGCGGCGCCGCCGATCCTGCCTACCATCGGAAGGGAAATAAAATTGCCGCCTGTCTGCTCAGTAAGCAGTGTACGAAGATCATTCCTCACATTGAGGACGCCTGCCGAAAGAAATGCATTCTGTTTTACTCTGGGGATCGTTTCAAGGTATCTTCCGAATACCTCATCATTAAAATACTTAGTATCAAAAATTCCTGCCATTGTTATCTCCTTTACTTCTTAAGCCATTCGATTACATCCGCACTGGTCGGATGCTCGTTTGCGTACTTCATTTTTTCCGCTAAACTCAGTTTGCTAAACCCTGTCTGGTTGCCCTGCGGGTCCTTCGGCGGGTCTGTAAACTTCGCGGGGTCTTTGTCAGGTGCAAACGCTGATGCATCCTTCTCTTTGATCTGACCAATCAGGTCTGACAGGCCCAAAATCTTGCCGTCCTTCAGCTTAAGGCCCGCTTCTTTGACTTCGGCCATGATTGCCTTTTTTGCCGCTTCAGACGTAAACTTGAACGCATCCATTTCTTCCTTGAGTGCGTCATTGAAGTCGCGTTCTTCGATCTGTCTCTGAAAGTCCTTCTGGGCTTCTGCCGCTTTGTTCTTCCAGTCTTCGATCTGTTTGTTGAGGCCGTCTACATCTACACCGTCAAATCCTTTCAGTGTTTCTTCTGCTGTCTCTGCCCGCGTCTTCCACTGATCGCGGTCTGCCTCTGCCGCCTGCGTCTTCTTCTTTTCTGCGTTTACATCTTTGCCGCTCAGTTCAAAAACCTTTTTGATCTGATCCTCATCGAGTCCGAGTGCCTGTAAATCTTCTGTTTTCATTAGTTGCTCCTTTCACATGTAGGTTGTTTTAGGACTGTAACCGCCGTCCCGTGAATTGACTGTTTTAGGTCTGATCGACTGACCAATAAAAAAGCACCCTTTCGGATGCTTTACTTACTTTTTCCAATCTTCAGCCTCTCAGGTAATGGCCTCAGATTGTTTTCTGTGCAGAAATCCTTATATGCGGCGTTCTGCTGTGCTAGCCGCTTCCTGGATCGCGTCAGGCGTTCTGCTAGCTCTTTGCGTGTTTCTTCGTCCTGCGCATGGTCTACGGCGTCTGCAAGTGTTTCTTTCTCGCGCTTGCTCTTTCGGATCGCCCGCTCCATAGCACGTTGTTTCTGTGTGCGTTCGTACAGTTCGCGGTTCTCTTTATCATCGTATCTTTCGAACGGGTTGCCCTGCCCTTCATAATACGGTGAAAAGTTGTGTCGGCAGTTCCACCCGCACAAGCCCTCACCTGTGCCGTACCCTGTGGAGGACACAAAATCTGGGTATTTCTTACTGGTTCCGCTTCGGCTGTATATCTTGCCCTGCCATACCTGGTGTGACGGGCGCGCTCCCATGTGTGAGGATACAATAACAAGGTCGCAGTCCATTTCATCCATCCGCGCCATCTGTATCTGTGCGGAGGCTTGTGATACGCCTGTCCTTACACATCGCAATGTGGCCGTTTCTATCGTGTCCCTGTGGCCTGACGGATAATGCACATATAGGCCCTGTTTGGCCAGTGAATCTATGCCGTCCACATACGCGTCAATATACCCCGTACCGCCTGATGTGACGCGGCTGTATATCTGATCCATGGTATCAATAAACGTCTGCTCTGTAGCATCCGCAGTTGTGCGGGTGAAGTTCGACCATTCGCCTAATGTTGCTTCATAATTCCGTTGCATTAACCGCAACATGTACGGCGACTGTGCCAACGGTACGGGCGATAAGCCTGCGCGTTTATATAGCTTGTCATCGTATGACAGCGCTTTAATGCCCGCATCCTTAAAAGCCGCTCTGATCTCTTTTTCTTCATACTCTGTGTACTTCGCTATCTCTTTGATAAGGTCATTCCTTAATTCGCCAAGCTCTAGCAACGACTCAAGGCGCCAACGGTCAGCAGGTGTCAGGATGTAACTGTATCCCTTTGCCTGGCGCTCAAGTATGCGGCGGATTACCTCTTTCAGCATCGCCGTGTGAAGCTCTGCCGCGATCTCTTCCGCGCCCTCTGTGATATGGAGAAGATAATCAGGTGTAAGCATTATTCCTCACCAAACAATGGCTGTGTTACGTTAGTTTCTTCAGCCATTGCTTTTGCATCCTCTTCTGTCATGCCCTCAAACTTCACAAAATACATCCATGCAGGCACCTTATTCGCCTGAACGTACTGCCACCATCTGAGACGGTCTTCCTCACGGTTGTATGTGATGTCACCGAAATCATAGGTGACTTCGTATGTCCCCGCGGGAGCCAGGTTGTACAGGTCTGCAAACGCGTTTAAAGCATACAGTAGATCATTTATACAGTTCTCCAGTTTGTCGCGCGTGTCCTTAATCGTCTGAATTGTTCGCCTGTCATCCGCTTCAACCTGTGTGGCCGTTATCATGCCTGTTTTCTGGTCAAGTACGAAATATCCATTCGCAAAACCGCATTTAAACCCGATCTGTGACAGCAGATTATTAATCCCTGTTATGCGCATATCGGTTTGCAGTGTCGGGTTTATCTCCTGATAGAAGGTATCCCGCCCGTCACCATATACAGCTTTCACATAATCAGGCAGGCCCAAGCCATCTTTAGCGGACTCAAAACCTCCTGCCGTATTTCTTATCGGCATACCTGACGGAAGCAGTCTGTCACTGTCCAGAAGAACCGTTCTTTTGCTGTCTTTGATCTCTTTGCTGTTGCGGCTGTACGCAATGTCCAGGTCTTTCAGTTCTTCCAGTGCGTCATAATAAACAGGCAGGCCAAGCGGAGAGCCGATCTCTACATTGTTTGCTTTTGGCGTCCGAAGAACAGCAAACAGCGGGCGTTCAAGCCCCTGTATAGCTACCTCTGGCAGAAGGTCCGACCACGGCGTATCTGCGATATTGCACGGATCGCCTATCTTTTCCTTTGAATTCGAAACGTACGTTCTGTTCGTTATCATGTACACTTCGTCATCCAGGAACCTGTGATACTCAAGTTTTGTGTAGTAGTTATTATCCACATTAGCGTGATCTATGAATACAGCCGCGGTCACGTTTTCCTGTTTTTTGCTGACAACAATAAAATTGTCAGGGAGAATCAGCGATACCTCATCTCCTGACGGCTTGAGAACGACGGTGCCATAAGCGCATCCGTATTCAACCCATTCACGAAGCTGAAAATACAGTTTATCAATGATAGACTGCATCCAATCAGCACGGGCGCCGCCGCCTATCTGGACTTTGATTGCCAGTGTGGTTAGCGTTGCCACTTCCGCGCAGATCGTCTTCGCAAAATTAACCGTTGTTATATGGTCTTCCGAGTCCACCCAATCAGGATTGCCCACATAAACCCGCGCACACTGAGAAATCAGTGAATCCATGGTATCGGTTGTTATCTGTTTGATGCTAAATTCTTCTTTTGCCTGTTTTTTAAACATGGACTCAAACCACCTTTTAAAACGTGCGAAAATGCTCATTTCTTACCCGCCTTAACTTCCCGCGCATTTTAAAGCGTTTATGCGGGATTTCCTCTTCTCATTGCAATCGGACTGATACTATATCGGACGGCATCTATATAATGATTATTCCTGTCCGGGTATCCATCAATGACCTCCCCGGTCTTCATATCCACATCATGCTCATAGCTGACGAATTCCTCTTTTGCCTTTGGCGTCCGCTCCGGGTCTATCACGATCTTTCTGCACTGCAGCCATTCATGCGTCCGCCTTACACTTCCCGGAGTTACTATTGCCGCCCTTGCCGGAAGTCCTGCATCACGATAATCATTTATATGCTCCGGCTCGTCTACGCCGCACCTGATTTCATAATCGTCATATCCGCGGTCCTTGATCATCTGCGCAAAGTCTTTTGTTCTAATGCAAGTACCGCCCATCTCATCCAGCAGCATAACCGTCTCAGTGTTGTGATTATAGGAAAGACGTACAAAAGCCTTTGGATCAGGAGACCAGCCCCAGTCCTGCCCCTGATATATCCTTTCTTGCTGCGCTATTTCTTCATCTGTGATAGTCCTCAGCTCAATAAATGGGAAGATCTCCGTCCCAAGCCCCACAGGCTTTCCGCCATACTCATGATCATACGCCGTCGGGTTAGTCGCTTTAAGGTGTTCAGCCTCCTGAATAAACGCGCCGCCAAGCCATTCTATTTCCGCCCCCAGGTCGGTATAAGACGATTTGTGAACCAGTTTAAACTCGCTCGGCTCATCCGCGTATTTGTTCGCCCAGTTCGTCCGCGCAATCGGTGGGTTGAACGTCTTGAATATCCATGCCTTATCACCACCACGGATAACAGACTGCTCAATTTTACGGACCGCTTCAGGACCGCCAAACTGATCCAGTTCCTCAAACCACAAGATTCCAATATAACCAAACTCAGGAGAGATACTCTTAATCTTGCCCGGATCATCCGCGCCCCTAAAGTATATCTTTTGCCCGGTCGCTATCAGCGTGATCTCCATAGGCGACCTTGTTATCTTGAATTCCTCGGTCAATCCCTGTTTGGATATCGCCCACTGCAGCTTGGCAAAAACCGAATCTTTCAGCGTATCCTTAACCTGTCTTAAAACAACACCATGAACACCTTTGTTGTTCTTGAGCAGCTCTATAAAGATCATGGCTGCGGTTGATGACTTCATAGATCCTCTGCCGCCATGCATGACATACTGCTGATGGTCATGTCTGCGCACATCCCTTATCAGACTATGGAAATTATCAGGAATCTGATCCAGGTCAAGATGATACGTAGCGTGAAGCTTTTCCTCTGCCTCTTCCTTCTTCTGCGCTATATCGGCCTGCTCGCACACTGCCTGAAATGCTGTTGTGTTCCCACGAATAGCGCTGCTTATCTGTCCCGCTACCATCGCAGCGGCGTTCGTCATGTCTTCATCCGATATATCCGGTACGAGCTTCCTTAGTGCTGCTGCATTACGGTCGGACATCTTCATGCCTAGCATCATCTTGGACAGTTCAGCAATATTCTTCTTTTTCCGCTTCGCCTTCCCGGACGCTATGCCGCCAATCCTTCCGCTTTCCGCCGCTTGTTCCCCGCTTTTGAAGCGCGTCGCTTTTCCTTTCTCCAGATTCTGATCATTCATATCTAAACCACTGTTTTTCTACCTCAGAAGCTATATTAGCCATCATTACAGGCGGAACACTCATGCCGCAGACATACTGCACGTTCTGATCCATGAAATCATAGTCCTGCGGAAATGTTTGCACGTTTATAAAGTCCCTGTCAGTCATTAACAGGCCATCGCTCATGCGAAACTGATATCCGCCAGAAGTGACGGTGGATGCCGGCTCATCATCGTGATTAATAGGCGATGTAAATCCACTGTACTTCTTTCGTACCCTCTTATTGATATCTGACAAGTCCCTATCTGCCGGAGTCCTATACTTAAGTAGCTTGAATGTCGTTGCATCCGTTGCGATCGGCTTCCCATTCTTCTCCCTTACCTCGGAGAAATTAATAGGTGCCTGATCAAATGCCATTTTCAACTTCTGAAGATTCAGATCCTTCCTGTGCGCAATAAAGAAAACTCTCTCCCTTTTCTGCGGCACTCCCATTTTTGCAGCATTGAAGAGGAATATCTGGACCGTATACCCTGCATCATCAAACGCCGCAACGATCTGATTGACCCAGCCTTTCGCCTTACCAATGATCAGGCCTTTTACGTTTTCCGCAATGATCACTTTCGGCTGCAGTTTCTTCGCCACATTCAGGAAATGCAAAAAGAGATCATCCAGCCTCTGCTTTGCCTGTCCTTCTCTGAATACCTTTTCTGTGTTCCAGCCATCCTCCCGGCTCCCTGCCATCGAGAACACGCTACACGGAGGAGAACCATCCAAAACGTCAAGGTTTTTCAGCTCCTCCGGGATATCCTCCAGATTTACAAAGTCCCTGATATCCATTAGATAACTGTACTTAGGATGATTATTCTTCTTGTATATCTTCATCATGTCCGGGTCTATCTCGCAGTTGCCTATCACCTCATACCCTGCAAGCTTATAACCCATTGACGAACCCCCCCCACAGCTAAAGCAGGAGAATACCTTCCTCCCATTCTTCGGCCTGCTGTCCAGATCGGAAAGCCTCCACTTCCAAGGAAACTCAGTTGAATCTGAACCCGCATTTCGGGCACTGGTATTTGAATGTTTCGTCTGCATAGTCCTCCATGTCAATTTCAGTGGCGCCTATCATATCGCGCTTATTTGTGTTGGCCTCCTGATCTTCCATTCCGAAGAAGTCAAACCCTTCCAGGTCGAGCCCCTCCATTTCGTTTTCCAGTTTGACCAAATCCCATACAGCCTTTTCCCCGGTCTTATTATCCAGGTACCTGTATTTCTTTTTCTGTTCTTCTGTCAGGCCATCACATACCAGGCACTGGACCTCTTCGATCCCAAGTCCTACAAGCGCCTTGTATCTGGTATGTCCTGCAAGGATCACATGCTTTTCGTCTACCACGATCGGAGTAATATAGCTGCACTGCCGGATACTTTCCATCACAGCACCCACAGCGTTATCATTCTTTCGCGGATTACGTGCATAAGGGTGTATATCATTCATTTTCAGCATTTCAAGCTTCATACGTAGAACACCTCCCCGCAGCACGGACATATTTTCTTTTTCATTTCTTCCGGTTCATCGCCCAAAACATCCGCAAGCGGCTGCCCGAAATCGTATCCGTCAAAGTCCACATCAGCGAGCTCTTCGCCCAGCAGCTTTGTGTCCCACTTAGCAAGCTCCCCGGCCTTGTTATCATACAGACGGTACTTCTTGCGCTGTTCCTCACTCAGGCCGGAAACTATGACCACATCACACTCTTTCCAGCCTAATTCCTGCAGCGCCCTGTACCTTGTATGTCCGGCAAGAATAACTCCATCCTCATCAACAATGATCGGCGCTACATACCCACATTGCCGGATGCTCTCCTTTACATCCTCCACAGCGCCTTCAATGATCCTCGGGTTATTCTCATATGGCCTTATCTCATCCAGCTTTCTCCTTACGTACTCCATCCAATTCCCCTTTGTACTTCTGATACTGTCTCAGCTCTTTCTCCATTCCATCAAGCTGTTTCCTCAGGTCGTTTCTTCTTTTCCATGAGCGAGATGTGAGATACTGTCTGTACACCCTCACCATCTGCTCGACATAAGCTGTCCCCACTCTGTCCATGTTATCTCCTTAGATTGCGGCAGATGCTGATAGCCGTCACACTATGTTCGCGCTCGACCGGCTGGAAGCAATCAGTCATGCCGCCCAGCCGGAGAACGCTAGAAGGAGGTATTAGTTTGAGCTTCCGCTCGATCTTCTTTATATCAGTCACTGCCGGCACGCATTATACAGACACCTACTCCCTTTACTTCCATGGCAATAAAATAGGGGCATCCATCTAAAGATGCCCCAAGGGTTAAGGAGAAATTAGATAAAGAAATCCACTCGCCAGTAACTGCACTTATAAAATAAAACATTATTTGGTAGACAAACAATGACCCTTTGCAACTTTATCAAACATGTTCAGCGCCCTTCCGTGCATTTTAAATATGGTACGCACAGACTTATCCCGATCCAGTGCCATCTGCTCCCACCGTTTGCACAGGATATATCTGTCAAAAAGCAGCTGCTTATAGTTTTCATTTGGCACCATTTCGATCTCATTCGTTATACTGACCTTCTTCTCTACCAGTTCCCCGATCTTTTCAATAATTTCGCGCTCAACCTCATCCACCTTTGCCATCAGCTCCAGCATCTTGTCCCCAGTGAGTGAGGTCTGAACCCTTACGTCCGGTATATCAGACGGACTTTTGACACTGTATAAATCCGCCCTGATTTCCTCCCTCTGTGCCTCCAGCCTGTCAATCTTCCTCTGAATCACATACACCTGCTGCAAGTGTTCTTTTACTGTCATGTTTCCCCCTTATACACAAAAAAGCGCAAAACACAAACCCTCTTGAACGGATCGCGACTTCCATTCAAAAAGATTCGTGCTTTGCGCAAATACGATCAATTACTATTTTATTTTAGCATACCGTACACAGTAATCAAGGCGTCCATTCTATGACATCCCCCGGCTGCATCTTCAGCAGACTGCACACCTGATCAAGAGCCTTAATTCCGATCATCTTATTCTCCCGGAGTGCCTGAAGTGCATTCTCCCCGATCAGTTTCTCCTTCCTGATTTGATACGTTGTGTACCCGCTCTCATTGATTGCCTGCATCACATCTATCTTGTATCTCAGCATCTCAGTCCTCATACAACTCTACAGCCCAATGATCAGACACTTTCTCAATGCTTTTAATCCATGCCTCCCGCAATCTCGCAAGCATCGAAAAGCTTTGCGGATCATCTGACGTAAACAATTCCGTATGTTCGTGCCCATCCCACTCTTTCATGTGGAAAGTATACACGATTTTAGTTTCATCGTCAGGGTCTTTCCTGCACCAACTTCCAAACCTCATACGCCTCGCCATAGTAAAAATCTCCTTTCCGGGATGGCTTACACCATCCCGATTTTTTAGCCGTTTCCATGGTACGCTCTTCGTACAACCACCCGCCCCGCGGAAGACGGTTAACGGTTACCAGAGTTTCCACTGATCCGTGCTCTGCATTTGTGGCAGCCTCGAAGCTCGCCCCCACAAGCGCCGGGAAAAGCATCATTGACGCGTTCATATCGCCCAAGATGCTAAGAGCATCCGCTACAGGCCGCCCTGCAAAGGACTCATGCGTCCTGCGGATAAACCGTGCTATTTGTGGAAGATGTGTAAATGTCATGTGAACCTCCTTCTGCCCTCGTCACCTCCGGGGCGGGATGTGTTCATATTCTGTAATTGCGTTTCAGTGACTCTGCCGTTTCAAGTAATAATCCGATTTCGAAGAACGGTTTGCTTACCCTTGTGACTTTTACCCATTCTTTAGAAATGGTATCGAAGATCATCGTCCCCGTTTCGATTTTCTTCAGTGTTGCATTTGTTATCTTTTTCATTTTCATTTCTCCTTTCTTACTGTACGCTCTCAACTGCTTCCTCAAGACTATCGAATTCCCCGATTGTCTCGCCCAAGATATCAAACATCAAAACCCTTTTTACGATCCATCTGGAGCTCGGGCGCTTTGTGATTCTTACAAATCCGTCCTCGCTTACATATGTTTTAACCGGGTCCTTTTTACTGCTCTTAAGGTTGAATTTCATCTTTTTTCCTCCTTTATCTGCATCTCCTTTACAATTCTTATTATACATTAAATTTAATGTACTTGTCAACGCCTTTTTCACTGTTTTTTAAAGTTTTTTTTGAGAAATCCATGCAGCCAGAATCTGCCTAAAACAAAAAAAAGACAGGTATATCATCCTGCCTTTTCTACGCCCTCTATTTCCCTCTCTTATGCTCCGCCACACAAACGCCCATCCGTTCCACCAAAATACGAAATAGGCACGTTTCTGAGCCTCACAGAGCTACTAATGGTTTTCGTCATACCACAGCGCAAACGCTGCAAGTGAAGCAGCCCCACAAATAAACCCACATAAGAACCAGATCAATTCAATCCCTTCTTTCTTCTGAATGCCTGCAGACAACCCCATGAACAGAAATAGTTAAGCCTGTTCCCATCATTACGCTTGTAAGCATAGCAAGACGGATCAGAAACAACAAACTCCTTTCCGCAGACACGGCAAGACCGTACCGCAAACATATCATTCAAACCATAACGCTTACGTCCTGCCGCTGCTCCCAAAACCTCCGTCACCCCTTTCCGTCTTTGTCAGCTCTTCCGTCTCATAGAAGACCACATCCGGGCAGCGCTCAATCACAAGCTGCGCAACCCGCTCATGCGGAACCACTGTCACAGGTTTATCACCATCATTGTGAAGCGGCACCCCTACATTCCCCCGATAATCGGAATCCACAACACCGACCCCATTCGCCAGCCGGAGACCATACCTGGTCGATAAGCCGGAGCGTGAATATATCTTTCCACAGTACCCATCCGGTATCTCAACAGCCAGCCCGGTATAAAACGGCACTGTCTCGCCCGGCTCCACAACAACCTCACGATCCGTGTCAACATACAAATCATAACCCGCAGCGAAAGCGCTCCCCCTGGTCGGTGTCATGGCCGTTGACGTCAATTTTCTAAACCTTACATAAATCATCCCTTAGCCTCCCACATATCCACATCCTGCGTCAGGCATGAAAAACATGGCTCTTCCTTCGACTTCATATCCCCATACTTGCATGTGTTACAATCATGGCCTGCCTGATCTTCTTCCTCTACCAGGTTATTGTGTGCCCGATCAATTACACCATGCATCGTATACCCAAACAAACAAGACGCCGCCATTACCGCCATAATTGCGACTATCGAATAAATCATTGATCACCCTCCTTGTCTGCATTACTCATTCACTGTCCTCTTGTTCCATGCTTCTATAGCTTTCACCTGTGCAGAATAATATGGCGATTCTTTATACGCTTTAGTTTCGGCGTGGCATTCTTTACACCTGACATAAATATATGTCTTTGATGTAGATTCAAAAAAACCTGGGCCCAAAATCTCTGTTTTAAATTCCGCTTCGCCCCCACAAAACGGACACGGTTTCAACTCATTCATTCACTGTCCTCCTTCCGCACAAAAAACGTACAGAAAGCCTCGCTCGGCAGAAAGCCCCGAAACAACTCCCAGAAGTCGCACATGAATGCATTGTTAATCCATCGCTTGCCGTGCTTGCAATTCTCGCATTTGACTTCATCCTCAGGTATGCCTAGCGCATTTGCTATAACCGAACGTGATACGCTCATGGCTCGTCCTCCGCTTCTACGATGGTCGGTGCGCTACAAACTTGCGCTACTGAATATGCCCAATAATCTCCATCGTAATAATCTGCATCAGGTTCAAGCACATCAGCATCCACAAGCCTGCCGTGATGGTCGGGCAGTGCGACAAGGGGACACCAATCAGGTCTTTTTTCTTCACAATCATCTTCTAGTAAAATAGGCTTCTCAAACGCAAGGCAGTTTATAAAAGATGTATCAGTGAGTCCGCAATAATAACAACTCTCCGGCATCTTCATGCCCTT